TCACAATACAGATTTATTTTGTATATCAGATAAAGGATTTAATCTAATAGCATCTAAAAGATAATCAGGTGCAAGATGTGCATATTTCATCGTTTGTTGAATACTGGCATGTCCTAATAATTTTTGTAGAGTAAGAATATTCCCACCATTCATAATAAAATGGCTTGCAAATGTATGCCTTAATACATGTAAAGCTTGACCTTTCGGTAAGTGAGGAGCGACTTTTTGCAACGTATTTCTAATATTGTCATAGCTGACCTTATCAAATAGCAATCCATCACTAACACTATGTAATTCACTCTCAAGCTCACTTGATATTGGAACAGTTCTATTTTTGCCATTTTTGCTATTAACAAAAGTCACTTTTCCATGTACAACCTGACTACGAGTTAAGTTCAGAACCTCTCCCCATCTCGCCCCTGTACACAAACACAATTTAACCGCCAACAATTCCAGCCCTTTTAAGCTTTCAATCAAAAGATAACAATGTTCTTTAGTTAAATAGCCCATTTCATGTTCAAATGTTTTTAGAGCTGTAATTTCTTTGATTGGATTTGATTGGTTAAAATGACCAGAGTCAATTAATGAAATAAACATACCGCTTAATGCTGATAGCTCTCTATTAATTGTTTTTGGCTTTATGCCCTTTTCAATTCTTCTGATCCTATAATCTGAAATTGAAAGGGCATCTAACTTGTTAATTGATGGGTAGCCCATATCCCTATTAATTCTTTTTAATTTCAATAAGGCGGAGTGACCCGATTTCATTAATTGTCCGTGGTACTTCCACCATAAATCGATTAAAGCTGATAGCTCCCTCCTGTCTGCTGGTTGGCTTATCCACTCTTTATTATGATATCGAGCAAGTATCCATTTTTCATATTGGATTGCTTCGGACTTAATGGGGAATTTCTTTCTAAATCGTTTCCCTTTGACACCATTAGGTCGAATATCCACCAAGTAGCCATCTTTAACTGACTTAATACTCATAGAAAAAAACTCCTACCACCACATAAGCCACCATTTCCCCATCTAATACTAATGTGATGTTTTATCATCGTTTTTTTAATCATTTGCCAGCATTCGATACCTTCAATAAGTTCTGGGTTCTCTCTTGCCCATCAGGGGAGAGAGATGGCGCTATTTGTCCATTAACTTCGCTTGTTTCGCCAGTCATTAACCACAACGTATATTTTTTAAAGTCCTTTGTGTTTAAAATTTGATCTATTATGTTCAGTCCAACATTTCGTTTACCATTCTCATAATTCCTTATCGAACCAATGTTAATCCCAGTCAATTCAGCGAAAGCAACCTGAGTTAATCCTTCTGCTACCCTAATTTGTCTTAATTTTTTCTCGTATTCACTTGACATCATGGTCTCCTGACTATTAAAGTTAACACATGGTCAATTGACCATGATTAATCATAAGATAGCTTAAAACTGCGTTAAGCTGCGTTTATTAGGATGGTACATGATGAGTGATTCCAAGAAAAGAAAACAGATAAAGCCAAATGTGATCTGTGTTCCTGTTGTGATGCCGCCAGATTATCCCTATGGCGATAAAGTTTCCGAGCCAATATCCGCATATGCAGAGCGTATTGGAGCTAAAAAAGCAACAATTAGGACACAGTGTGATAATGGAGTTTTACCAATTATTCAGCGTAGAAAAGGAGCTAAACGAGAAATAAATTTATATGCCCTATATTTACGGGCTAAATATAAAGCAGAACAATTTATTAAAGATAATGAATAATTAAAAATATTGTATTAAGGATAAGATATGAATCATACTCATTATCAATATTCTCGTTCAAAAAGGAACATGCCTTTATTTAAATGGTTATTCCTTGCATATGAAAGAGCAGATATAAAAAGTAAACCACAAAAAATAATTATACTGTCTAACTCATATAAAGAAGCAAAACAAATTATTTCTCAAAACTATATTAGCTCATGGGCGGGAAAAATCCCTATTTAAAGAAGCGCGCTTATGCTGAATTTATTCTATGTCGAAATGACAGCCAATTATCAGGGAAATAAACATAATGACTCATTTAAGTTAATCATTGAGTCTTATTCAAAAAATAGCGCTGCTGCAAAAGCAATTAGTTATCTCTATCAGCATGGTTTTCATAATGTAGAGGTGGCGCAGTGCCAAATTGCAACCAGTGAAAATATAAAATCTTATTTTGAACATTTAAATATCACTCTCCATTAAGGTGGTAAATATGATATTTCCAAAATTAGGCGAGGTATATCAAAGTAAAAAAACAAAACATTGTTTCTATTCTTTGGGTTATAAACGCAATGATAAAAAACATGCTCAATCTCAATATGACGCATGTTTGATTTGTGTAGAGCGTCATATTTACTCGGAGATCCCCCTGAGCTGGTTTAATTCTATCTATGAAAAAATCCAAGAAGCTGAACCACTGCCCGAATTAGAGGTGATTACATTTTATCGTCAACAGCTTTTGCTCGACGATTCATATAATGCGCCAGACTATAGCTATTATTTATAAAAGGTCATATTTATGAAAAAGCCACATATTAGCATTGAAGCCTTTCACAAATTAAATAGAAGTAAATTATTAGCCCATAGTATTTATTTAGATTTGAAAACAAGACCTCTTGATGGAATGCATAACTTATATATTCCTACGCTATTTTGTTATTTAAATGAAGATATTTGCGATGTACTTGAAGAGTTAAAATCATTAGGCCTCTGTGATGAATGGTTAAAACAGAAAACAACGAAAAAATAATTAATCATGACTCACTGTTTGATCAAATAAAAAGCGCCCTGAGAGAAAGGGCGCTTAAGGAGCTTATAACTAATGAACAATATCAATTCAGAATTAATTATAAACAAATTAATCCATGATTTCCAGTTTAAAAGTCAAAATGGTTATTTACGCCAAGGCTTATGTCCCAATTGTAAAAAGAAAGAACTATTTACCTCAATTGAAAAACCATTTGTATTACGTTGTGGTCGAGAAAATAAATGTGGTACAGAATTAATCGTTAAAGAACTTTACCCTGAATTCTATGATAACTGGTCAACTTATTATCCTAAAACCAATACTACACCGTATGCGGCGGCTGATGCCTATTTAAAACAGGCAAGAGGCTTAGATATTGTTTCACTTAAGGGGCTCTATACCGAAGAGAGTTATCATGCTAACGGTTTAGGTGCGGCAACGGTACGCTTTACTCTGCCTAACGGAGCGCAATGGGAACGCATTATTGACCAGCCAAGCCGATTTGACCGTAAAGCGAATTTTATCGGAGCATACAAAGGGCATTGGTGGGCGTTACCTTCACAGGATTTAACCGCAGCAAATGAAATCTGGTTAACCGAAGGTATTTTTGATGCGCTCAGTCTCGCTCAGAATGGGCTGGTCGCGGTTTCTCTTATGAGTTGCCACAATTACCCTGATGTTGCCTTAAAAACGCTTAAAGAGGCGCTGGGCGATAAAAAAATGCCTGTTTTAGTCTGGGCGTTGGATAATGGTCCTGCTGGCGAACGAGGTATGAAAAAATTTGTTGAGCGCAGCCGCAATGAAGGATGGGGAGCCACTGCCGCAAAAACAGCAAATAAGCCTTCAAATCTTGATTGGAATGACCTGCACTTGCAAGGAAAGTTAACGTCTAAAGATATTAATCAATATCGCTATTATGGCGATTTGTTATTAGCCCAAAGTGCCTCCGATAAAGCATTGCTCATGTTTCAGCGCACTGAGCGGCATGAATTCGATTTTGAGCATGATAATCGCTTATACTGGTTTAAACTAGATGTTGAGCGCCACATGAAAGCCGTTGACCGTATTCAAATGTCAGATCCACATCTGACTGAGATTGAAGCACGAAAAAAAGCCTTACAAGAATCGGGAGCCGTTGCTGAGATTGCAAATTGTTACCCAACCCCACTCTATTTCCAAAAAGCAGAAGAAACCGATGAATCATGGTATTACATGAAAATTGATTTTCCTCGGCACTTACAACCCGTAAAAGCCACATTTACCGCAGGTCAGCTCACTAGTGCATCTGAATTTAAAAAACGGCTATTACATGTGGCAAAAGGTGCTGTCTATACTGGTAATACAAATCAACTAGACCGATTTTGCAAACACGCCTTACCTGAGATTAAAGAAGTCAAAACCCAAAATTATATCGGCTATAACAAAGAATTCGGCGTGTATGTTTTTAATAACGTCGCCGTACAACATGGCAAAGTATACACCTTGAATGTCGAGGATTATTTTTCCCTAGATAAGCTCGACATCAAAACGATTAGCAGTAGTCCTAACCTTGATTTTAATATCGAGTTTGACGACTTTACACCTAATTGGCTTGATGACTTATGGTGTGCTTTCGGTGTTAAAGGATATACCGCGTTAGCATTCTGGCTAGGCTCATTGTTTGCCGAGCAAATCCGAAAAGCCCATAAGAGCTATCCCTTTTTAGAAATTGTGGGCGAACCAGGTTCAGGGAAAAGTACGTTATTAGAGTTTTTATGGCGCTTGAGTGGTCGAGCTGATTATGAAGGGTTCGATCCCTCAAAATCAACATTGGCAGGGCGTTCCCGAAACTTCTCACAAATTAGTAATTTGCCTGTTTGCCTGATTGAAAGTGACCGCAATCAAGATAATGCAAAATTACGATCATTTGACTGGGAGGAACTTAAGTCGATTTATAATGGACGTGCAACCCGTTCCACAGGAATAAAAACTAATAATAATGAAACATATGAGCCTTTATTTAAAGGTAGCATTATCATTGCTCAAAATGCCGATATCGACGCCTCACGCGCCGTATTAGAGAGGATTATTCACCTTTACACTGACAAAGCTGAACAGAACAGTGAAACCCGATTAGCCGCTATCGCACTAGAACGTTATCCAATAGAGAAAATTTCGGGTTTTATCCCTTTGGCCACCATGAAAGAAAATGAAATTTTAACGCAATATGGCCAATCTCTTGATGCAATACAGAAGCAGCTATTTGAAGATCCCGATATTAACCATGAACGGATTGCAAAAAACCATGCTCAACTCATTGCACTATTAGAAACATTGCACCATGTATTACCTGTTAATGCTGACCGAATCGTCCAGACGCGAGAATTTATTGTATCTTTGGCAAAAGAGCGAGTTCAAGCCTTAATGGTTGATAACCCTGCCGTAATTGAGTTTTGGGATATGTTTGATTATTTGGATGCTAACGAGTCATGCGGCGTCAACCACAGCAACGAAAAAGGCGTGTTTGCTGTTAACTTTAACCATTTAACCCAAGTCGCCAGCGAGCACCGCCAGAGTGTTAACTTAAATACGGATATCAAAAACTTATTAAAAACAGCACGAGCACGTCGGTTTGTTGGCGTAAAAACGGTTCGTAGTGCCGTAAACAGCCTATTCAATTCAACTCTTCCCAAAGGAAGTACACTGAAAAAGCCTGAGACACTGAAATGTTGGATATTCGAATATAGCGACGAATAAAATCACTCTCGGTCATCATAATGGATTAAAACAGAGCCCTAAACCGCTCTGTTTTTTTATGTGTCAGTGGCAGCTACCATACCATTATAGCTGAACTAGGTATCCCGTCATTTTCACCTTGCTTTGTCTCGTAAAAACCAAATACAAATACGTAAATAAATGATAACAGAAAAGGTCATTATTTAGCCTATTGATAAACCATTCAGAATTTTAGGGGGGGGCTCGGAAAACGGTCACAACGGTCACAATTTTTTGAATGAAGCTTAATGTATTGATATATATATCATTACTGACAATATAAAAAGGTCACAAAAAAGTCACAACAGAGTCACATGTGTCCGTCACAGAACGTCACAAACATAAAATATAACCTATTGATTTATATGCCCGTTACCTTTTAGCACTTCATTTGTGACCGTTTGTGACCCTAAAAAAGTCACAACCACCTTATTTAAAATCATAAGGTTACAACATCTTTCTAAGGTTGTGACCATTGTGACCGTTTTCCGAGCCCCCATCCCTATTTACTGAGAAAGAACCGGTTAATTTATTGTTATTTATGTTAATAAAAACATGGTATTTATCGATGGCTACCTATCTTTACTAGCTAAATCAGCGAGTCACGCCGTCTTTATTGTTTAATTCACTTCATTTCGCTTACCCTCACAAAAAGCAAAGCAAAAAATTGAATTTTTTACTATAAATGGTATGTTTCACGCAGTTTATATATAACTTAGGTCAAATTCATGCACTCGATCGCCCCTTATACGTTTCGTTGTTACGTTGGCTCCATCCAAAAAGAAAAAAAACTAAACTATGCCAATTTGAATACAATCAAATCAAAATATGATTTATTGTTGTTATTAAATCAGTTCATTCAAGCAAGAACTGACTACAGAATATTAGAAACGACAAGGCAAGTTTACCGTTTTACTGACGTCACCTTTAATGAAGCTAAAAGAGAAATTTTCGGCTGGATTGAGTCGGGTTATTACGGTGAGAAACGGGATATTATCAATATCGACACGGGTAAAATTGACTATTTAAAAACGCAAAAGAATGCAGAAATAATTAAGTATTATTTTCATTTCTACATTCCACTTGATGTTAATGAAGGGATGGCTTTTTTACAGTCTTACCGAAAAGATGGGGTTAAGACACTATTTTATAATGAATTTTCAGCATACTTTAAAGTTATCACAGATTTGACATTACAAATGAATCCGCTTGCGTACAAAAAAGCACTGACAAACTGGTTAGATGCCGACGCTAAAGAAATTGTCATAACACAATTTAACGGATTAAAAGATATTGCGGATCAAATCAATTTTGGCGGACATATTGAGAAAGAACTCTCATTTAAACCGCCAAGAAACAAAACTTTAGGTAAATTAAAGTCATTTTTTGATAAAAAATCAGACAACCATAAAATGGTTGAGGTATTAAGTGAGCTAGGCTCACTTGTGAAAACCGTTGTCGAGTTGGAAGGACGAAAAAAAACATTCAACCTAAAATCAGAGTCCAGTACCGTGATTAGTGAAATCATGTTTGATGAAACGGACGTTAAGTTTGTTGAGGGGGTACCTCAGCTTTTATCGATATACAACTGGTTAGATGATATAATTAAAGAGTACATCAAGAACCTATATCGTGGTTTAAACGTGGAGAGAAAATAATGAGCTCCAAAATTAATATCTTTTACCTTATCAAGGGACATTTAAATACCCTGAGGTCTGCTGATAATCACCGTATCAGTTGGGGTGACATTGCTACTTTTTTCATAGTGCCAGCGGTAATTGCCTATCTCATTGTTATTATTGGGCTAGGGATAAATAAAGACCTCATATCCATACTGGTAAACTTTAGTGCAATTATTACGGCTTTATTGTTAAGCGTCCTAGTGCTTGTTTATGAGCAAAGTAATAAATTAAAAGATAAACTACCAGAAAATAGATCTGCATTAGATGCAGCAAAAGAAAAGCTACTTGATGATATTTATTATAATATCTGCTACTCCATATTATCAGGAGCCCTATTAATCGCATTCTGTTTTATAATATCTCTTTCATATTCAAGAATTGGATTTTTATTTAATTCTGAAACAGTTATCAATGCATTGCTTTTTATAAAAAAGTACCTAATCATCCCTTTTATAATATTCCTTTTCATTCACCTTTTGTTAAATATAATCATGATTGTGAAGAGAATGCATGTCTTATTAACAAAATAAAAAACTTATTCTATCGTCAGGCTCATCCTAAAACATGAGCCTGACTAAGAATTCTAATAGGCATCTTAAATAATTACATTTACGTGGTTACTATGCTAGAGTATATTAAAGATAATATTGTCGCTTGCCTATCATTATTAATGTTCATTGTTTCTTTCCAAGGGGCAATGACACTGTTTTCCTATGCTAACAACCATGGGTTATCATTTTACGATTTTATGCAGCCTCAGCTCATTACTGCCGCAGGTGTGATGCATCTTTTGATGATATTAAGTTCATCTATTTTTATAGTTTATTTTTTATTTATCACCTACACCCTATCAAATTATATTTTCATTAAAAATACAAAACAGATATTTTATGACAAAAGACCAAAAATAATAAAATCAATATTAACTTTATTATTATCAATATCATTATCAGCTTCTCTTAGTGGATATGGCGACTTTTTAATATCCTGCTCAATTTCATTATTAACAATACCGTTTTATTTGTCCATTACAAAAAAGAGAACAATCAAAGAGGAGGTGAAATCTGCCATTGTATGGCTAGCCTTTGCATCCCTAAGTCAATTAACCTTGCTCTTCACAGCTTATATATTCATTCGAATTAATGTTATAGAGAATAATTTTGTAATTAAAGTTTTCTTGGTCGGCTTTTATTTCATCACACTGGCTTATAATATAGATAGGAGAAATAAAAAACCGACAAGTGAAGAAAAAAAAACAAATTACATCGTCTATGGGTTCATATTCCTGATGCTTATTTTTATCGTACCATTAACGAGCAAAGGAAGTGATAAAGTCATCAATAAAATCGGTGTCGGATTTCAAGAGAAATGTTTTTACACAATAGATTTAGAAAACTATCATATTCCTGAAGATGCCAAAATAGACCGATACGGTGGTATCTCTTCTGTATTTGTTTTATCCGATATCTCTAAAAAAATGAGCTTAGGCTCACCCCATAAGGATAAAACACATTTATTGTTTTCTTTCGAATACACGCAACTCAATGAAGTTGCATGTAATTAAAAGAGCCGCTAACTGAATGGCTCTTTATTGTTAGAATGGAAAAAACGAGACAAGACTTAACAATCCGTTAAGTTGTCATCATCAACACGCTTGTTTTTTATTTCAATGGTCTGACTTGAAAAATTTAACGTGTCACCATGTGAGTTAAGAGTATTTAATTGTTTATGGAGCGAATCAATAAACATTTCCGCCTCTTTCTTTGTTAATTTCACTGTTTTACCGTGTATTGTGAGTTCAATCATAAATAACCTTGGTATCTTTTGAAAACTTCATTGTATCAACCACTACACAAATGCAATGCATACCTTTTTTGTGTAGAAGACAGCACAATATATAAAAATTCAAAAGCAAGGTTTATTATGAGCAAAGCAACCGCATTACCCGATACATTGAAAAAACAATACCAGTTATTTCTTGAAAAGAAACTCGCGTATAACGAAGCAAAAAAAGCCGTTGAACAAAAAGAGTATGACGTTCAGTTAATTAAACAACGAAAAACTGAGTTAATTGACTCAACTCAACAACACGATGAAACATGGCGTAAACTCTTTCATGAAAACAATGGCGTAATAACAGATGAAATGAAGCAACTGCGCACAGATAGTGTATTAAGTAAAGAAACATTGAGTGAATTTGATAAATTAATAAGCACACATCAAGAAGAATTATCGCCACTTGAAAACCAATTAGGGCAATGCGCGAGAGCGCTTATTAATCAGCAAGGAAGTTTAATCAACGCTTATTCCCGTTATTTGTTTGATAAATTCGTGCTTACTCACGGTAAAGAATTAAATAGTATCATGAAGATTTGTTACTTATCATTCAAGGTTAACGAAAGCAGTAATGCAGGAAATAGCGGTGTTTATGAAGGTATTAATGATGCGAAAGTGAATTTTAATAATTTCATTCAAGATGAACTTATCAGTTATTGGCACAGTGATATAAGTCAATCAGAAATTAATGCTTTATCAAAAGAGATTAATTTTAGTGTTGATAGCGAGGTTTATTTCGATAAAAATTTAAAATCGAACCTTTGGGAACAACGAAAAAAACAACATTCCAACAAACAAACTAAAGTGATATAATGTATTTAATTATCACTCAGTGATATTAACCAACCAAGAGTTAACACTATGGCAATGAAATGTCCTATTTGTGAAGAAATAGCACACACCCGTTCTAGTGAGTATCTTTCCTCTCAAACAAAGCGCAGTTACATGCAATGTAAAAATATTAACTGCTCTTGCACTTTTGCTGTATTAGAATCTATCGATTATATTATTTCTCGCCCTACACAGGAAAAAGAAATAAAAACAGAGACATCAATTCAAGACGTCAAGCCTAAAAACTTAGACCGATGTTTAAATAAATACGGTGATAATTTTCAGCATAAAGACCGACACGCACAATAAAAGCAGTTAAATGTTGGCTAACTAAATAAATATGTTGAGTTAGCCTTTTTTATATAAGGATAAGTAGCATGTTATTTCTTCTCGACATCCCTAAAAACCCGATTATTAGAATAAAATTATTTTTTCGATTTTTAAAACTTATATCCTACTTACTAGGTAGACCCTGTTTCTTATTAATTCATGATGGAAAAAACACGTTAGATAGACAACAGATGCAAAAAATCATTGATTCACTCTACACTAATAATAAGAAATAAATAAAATTTGCATTATTTAAAGTATGAATATCAGCATCAAAATAGAATAAAGCGATATCATAATTAACTTGGTATACTTCTATTATTATCCCACTTAACTCGATCGAAAGACCATTCGAGGAAGGCCCCTAAAACAGATCATTATTTCACTCATTCACACACTAATGCCACAATAACAACGCCGCCTGAAATGGTGGTTTTTCTGTTCACTTTTTCGCTTGCCTAATTTTGCAAGTTTCTGCATGAATCCGCATGAATAATTGCTACCATTCTCACACAGGAAGCCCCTGTAGTGGCACGCTTGAACTAAACTCATGCAGATGCATGAAAACCGACCTATTTAGTGGGCAGGCGTGGCGGGGCTACGATTGCACGGCGAGGTGTTTAGTGTTAATTATCCGTCTGCAAAATCTCAGCGCCATAGGCGAGTTAAAATCATTTTTCTATAACTCAATAGCAATTATTTTTGCGTCTTGCAGGGTGGCGTACAGTGCGTTTAAATCATCGTTTAGCGTGGGTGAATTTTCGAGAATTCGTATTCATGAAGCGGTCTTGATATAATACAGTGGGGATTAATCATTATTAGGTCAATTAAATCTCTCTTCCACTGACAAAAAAATGCCGCCATTCTAGGCGGCTCTTATGCTCTTCACGGGGTTAAGCCGCAGAGATATCTAAGGCTATCTGCTTATATTGGTCAGTGTCGCCAATGCGTTCATAGACTCGAATATAAGACTTACTCCCTATCACCTGCAACGCTTCACTGATTGCATTCATGGCTTTATTCCAACGTTCATCATCAATTTCTAATCGACGGAGCGCCAACACACGGGCAGGATTAATTTCCCCCTCTTTATCGGTTGAGAATGCTTGAGTGATAATCGCGTGTACTTCGGGTCTGGCTCCCTCTGTCCAATCCATTAAACAAGCATCAATGAGCTGTTTAGCTGCTTGAAAGCGTTCATCAAAAGCAATACGGTCTTGCATTGCTCGCTGTATCTTAAAGCGTCCATCATATGAATATAGGGTCACATTACCTTTAGAACCACCAAAATTAGCGCCGTACTTTTCACTGGATAAATCAATAAACGCTTGAATGTCAGCAAAAGAACGTGATTTGAACTGTGTTAACTGGGTATTTAAAGCAATTGCCATTGAAGCTACTTCATTGACTAATTGGTCACGTTCTTTGTCAATCTCTTTTATCATCGACTCAGGTACTAAGCGCCCTTTGGCATCCATCCAATAACCATCTGGAATGCTCTTACCTTGTTCTTTTTTTACATTCAT